GTTGCACACACTCGAAACGCCGCCATATTAATAGCATGAACGAAACAGACATCCTCAGCAACATCACATCATATGAAACCACTGGCAAGCTGCTGACCCATCCGCACGTGACGTGCACCTGTTGCAATGGTACAACCACCATGTTTGGCAACAAAGACAATGGCAATCTGCACAAGCGCATTCAGACGTTTGGCAGCCTGCGAGTGTTGTTGACGCAATTCAAGTGCCGCACCTGCAGCAAAGATGGTGCTGCTGCTGTTGTCAAAGCTGCTGCACCTGTGATGAAGGCTGTTGCGCCTGTGATCATTGCAGCTGCATGCAACGTGGAGTACGCCAGCAAGGATGTAGCGCATGCAGCAGAGCAGCTGAGTGCAGAAGATTGCGCCAAGATCTTTGTAATGATGCCCAATGGCAAGATGGACTACTGGTGGCGCCATCCAAGTCATTACAGCCAAAGCAGCAAAGGCATCACTGGCGTCACCATTACTCATGAAGATGGTAGCACAGAACACCGCCCATGAGTGTGATGTGGCCACATATACAAGCCACCATGGTGCGCCAGCACATCAATGCATCATCGCTGCCATGGATCATTGCTGAGATGCAGAGGCTGTGCAACAACATGACTGACCTCATCAATGAGTAATGATGCACCACCAGTGCAACAGCTGACTGGTGCAGCAATGCACACCAAGTACCTGGCTCGCGGCATCACTGACACTGCACGTGGTAACAAGTATGTGGGCAGCAATGCCCACATGACCATGTGGTTCATTGAAGATGTCCGTTCATTGGCACAGCAGATGATCAACATCATAAGCAATGATGCACATAGCCAACCATAACAAGCTCACTGCATCACATCATGAGCATGGTATGCAATGGCACGCCAAGCATGTCCCATCATGTGTGCATCAGTGGCATAATGTACTGTGGGTTGAGTTTCATTGCAAGAGTGTAGTGCAGGCGTGCGTGCATCTGATGCAGTGTGTGGTGCCAGCTGATGCAGCAGATGATTGAGACGTTGTCGTGAATTTTCACCATATAGACACAGCGTAGAGAAGTTAGAAAAAAACGCATGCCAAATTTTTTTAGCGCTCGCACTGCAATTTGTTGTATAGGTTTTCCATGCACTGCAATTTGTTGTATAGGTTTTCCATGCACTGCAAATTCCATATAGGTTTCGCAATTGCAGCATCCTATACAGGGTTCACAACCTCTGAATCCAGGAGAAAATTTTTTTGCACAAAAAATGCAGAATTCATACATCAGCTGCTGCTTAAATACATGCAAGCATGAACAAAAAGATGCATTACAAACAATTGAATCACATCAATGCAGCAGCTGACTATATTACTCGTATATACAAGGCAGCACTGTTTTATGCTCAACGTGGCAATGATATACTGGCAGACACCAATTTCAAATCATCTGCACAAAGCAACTACTCCACTCAAGAGAAACTGGCTGCATGGAATTACAGCGAATGCAAATACACCATTGAAGCATCAATGCATGAATTGCTGGACATCATCAGAATATTAACAGCATCATTATGAACCATCTTATGCAAAACAAACAATTGCAACATTTCAACAAAGCTGCACAAGACATGACTGAAAATTTTAAAACAGCTGCATGGTATGCCCATCGCCTTCATTCGCTACTTAGCATGCAGCCCAATGTTGCATCCACAGGTGCACAGAGTCCTCAACAAGTGTCTCAAAGGAATTACCGTCAGTGTCGGCTGGCCATTGATGCAGCACTGTCATTGTGGCACAGCCTCACCAACATGTTCATCTGAATTATGAAAAACGTCAAAAAACAAATGCAGAAGGAGCTGCGTGAATCATCGCAATTCGTATATGACTATGCCATCAAAGTATTTCTTTATGCGCGTCGCATGGGTGCATCCAATGCCGATGTCAATTATGCAAGTGAAAAAAACATCAAGTTTTGCATCAGCCAAATTGTTCGTCATAGCCATGACATCATTCGCATACTGCTATGAACAACTCAGATAAACTCTATGATGTCAACGCCATGGTTCAACATGCTCATACATCAGCATACAATGCCAACATTTTTGTCAAAAGGTTGAGATTCAAATCCACAGCCAATGATGCAACACATCGCAGCATTCATTTGAACATTTCCAATTGCATTGACAATTGCGTGCTGATGGTCAAGACCATGGTGCGCATGCAATGACTTGTTCATTGTACATTTTATGCAAAATCAATGCACCATGGATCTAAATATCACAAATGAGCATCATCACATGTTTGGAAAAATGTTTGGAACACTTGACCAATGTTGCAGCACTGTCATTGTGGCACAGTCTCACCAACATGTTCATTTGAATTATGAAAATCAATCATCTGCTGTCTGAGACAGCGCAACTTGTACTAGGCAAAGCAAAGTTGGCCATCATGTATGCTAGCCGAATTGATGCATCTGCTGCCTCCAACACTGTCAATCAAAAAAACCTCACGCATTGCATCAACCTAATGATTCTGCATTGCCGTGCCATGATTCGTATTGTGCTGCCATGAACAAACATAAACACAATCCAAAGTCACAGATGCATGCATATGCACAACAAGCAACAGCTGCAGCTCGCGCTGCATTGATGTACAGCATGCAGCAGAATGCACCTGCACATGCATTTGATTTCAATGTGCGTCGAGTGGTTACATATTGTCGCATCATAATTGATTACATTGAGCTTTGATGCAACACATGATCAACACTTGATGCATTTTTCTGCAAAATCATCATCATGCAGATCTAAATACAAACAATGAGCATCATCACATGTTTGGAAAAATGTTTGGATCACTTGACCACTGTTGCAGAGTGCATGACCAATGAACAATTGCAAGAACAAGAAACAGCTGCACTGTTGAGTGAGATTCAGAGCATGCTGGATGACATCATGCAATAGTGCATCAAAACATCATTTCTTCACCACTGGGGTACACAATGGCTATGCCACTATCATCATATTGACCCAAGTAGTTTTCAGCTTGCTGCATGCTGCGATCACTCATGTCCAATCTAGGATTCAAAGGATACAACAATATGTGTATCACAGTCTCCAATGCACCAGCCAACAATGCCAAGTGATGTTGCATACGCATGGTGGCATCAAAATCTAGCATGTACTGAGCTTCATCATACACAGCTTCCACTGCATCATTGAATGCATACACCATGGTGCGCAAAGCTTCGTCAACTGGTACTTGAGTCATATGTTGTATTTATATGCGTTGTGGTGTGCTGTTGATTTGTTCATCATGTTCATCATGTATATACACTTGATTGATTATATTGCCTTTGCCATGTGTTGCACTCAATTCCCGGTACACAGGTGTCTCATAAGACATTTCTACCATGCTGGCAGCATCAGGAGGCAAAGGCTGCATCATAAAAATGCATGCAATGGCGCGATGAAAAGCTTCCACCATTTCCAACCTGTTGATGTTCCATTGTTTGGTATTGTATGGTTTAAAATCTGCAACAGCATTTGACATGTTGCGCATCAACAGTTGCAACATCTCTTGTTGAGACAAATGAGCATCATAAATGTATGACTTGGCAGTTGGTTTGGTAAAATGCATGCTGTGTCATTTATTTATAAACACATGTATAAATATACACATGAATGATTGCAATGAAATTTGGACTTTGTATGAACAGTCTGCTGCACAGCCTCCACAATATCAACCCACCAGCAATGACAAAAAAGCAACACAGTTGAATGCTGCAGCTCAAAAGCCACAAGCTGCACCACAAGTCAATGTGCAAGTGATGCCACAACCACAAACCATTGTCCGCGCACAGCCACAAATGACTGCTGCACCTGCACCATCTGTTGTATCACAAGATGAACAACTGGTGCAAGATGAGCAACAAGAACAAGAAGAACAAGAAGAACAACAAAAACATCACAGATGCATCAATATAGCTCGTCCAAAAACAACGCTGCAAGACAATTTCAACAATGTAGTCGACTCTTTGCAGCACCAATTACTTAAATAACCATATGTCGACTGAAAGTAATAAAATTTGGGCACTGTATGAACATTCTATTTTGGAAGCTGTAAGACCTACATATTCAAATGAACCTGGAATTGGTCAAGCAGGAATGTTGAAGCAACGCGGAGAAGATATTCTGCGCATGCGTGATGCGCAACAACAAACTACACCAGATGAAGAAGCAGCATTTCAAAACCAAAAGCCGCAGATCAGTGATACTAGTTGGTCATCCACCCCTCCAGCACCAACCAGAACACAATTTAATAAAACAAATACAAACAACACACAAACACAGCAAAACAATGTTGCTCCTGGATCCACTTCTACATCTAGAAATGCTGTTAAATCTGTAAATACAGCCACAGGTAGTTCTACTATAACCAGAGCATCTCCCCTTGCACCTGCTGCATCAGCACCAACTGCTGCATCAGCACCAAGAGGCGCACTAGCAGCACCGCCAAGAGGTGCACCAGCACCAACTGCTGCACCAGCACCAACTGCTGCACCAGCACCAACTGCTGCACCAGCACCAACTGCTGCACCAGCACCAACTGCTGCACCAGCAACAGTTAATAATAAACCTAATCAAGGTGCTGTTGCTGCTTTCAACAAATATATGGCTGGTAGTAAAGCAGGTGCATACAATGCAGGCAGCACCATGGATGCTGGCAAAATGAAGGTTATTCAGGATTTACAGAGTCAAGGCAAAACGCTCAATGCTCAAAACATCTACAGCGCTATGAATAATAAACCTGCATCAGCAGCTAAACCTGCACCTGCACAAGCTCAGCCAGCTGCTGGTACAACAGCTGCACCTGCTCCTGCAACAGCTGCACCTGCAACAGCTGCACCTGCAACAGCTGCACCTGCAGCAAAAACCGTTGCACAAGAATTTCAAGCATCACCTGTTGCAGCTGGAATTAATACTGCTGCAGGTTTAATGGATGTACCAGCACAAATACAAGGTGTTCAGAGTTTAGCAAACAAAGCAGCAGGCAAAGCTGCGCCAGCTGCAGCAGGCAAATTGGGAAGTAAATTATTAGGTGGAGCTGCACTAGCAATCGAACCAGCCATGATGGCATATAATTACTCTAAAGACCCAAAAGCATTTAAACAAAACTTGCAATCAAAAAATCAAAGAGACATTGATTTAGTTGATCAAGGCAAATATGGGCAAATGGCAGCACAAACAGCATATGATGCTGCAGTAAATCCAGTTGAAACTATTGCACGCAGTGGTGTCAAAGCTGCAGAGACAGGCAGCTCCATATGGGATGCTGCTAAAAGTTACTTTGGTGCCAAACAAGGCTCTGCATTGACACCAAAAGCTCAACAAAAGGCTAAAGCTGCTGGCATGTTGGCTGATAATTTCAATGCATTAATTGACTACTTGCATCACAGCATGCATAAATAAACGTATGAACAACTCTCAGGATAATGAATTAATTTTTGAAAAGTATGCTACAAAGATTGCAAATGAAGGCATTGGTGATCTTGTTGTATCTGGTGCACAAGGTATTAAACGCTTAATGGGTGGTGCACCAAGTGTACCAACAAAGCAATTATCACTTCCAAGCAGATCATTGACCACACCGTCCACCAGAAAAGTAACAGAAATTGATGAAATTATACCACCAAATAGATCATTAACTACAACTAAATCTGTACCCAAAAAGGTAATAGACATTGATGCTGCAAAAATTACTCCAAGATTACCAAAATTAAGAAAAATCGCTGCTGCTGGAGCTTTAGGAGCTGGGTTGGGTGCAATACCAACTGCGTTTGGTGATGGTGATGTATTTCCACCAACTCCTCTTGATGATAAAGGGCCTGAACGCATTAAATCAGCAACAAGCAAACCCAGCGTAAACACAATGCCCAAGTCTGTCTCTGCACCTGCTGCTGAACCAACTAAACGTTCATTCTTCAGCAGATTCAAAAGTCCAGATAGAGAAATGCGAACATATGGTTCAACAGGCGCGCAGCTGCCAAGTGACAAGCCTAAATCAAGCATCAAGCCATTGTTTAGCAAAGGTGGCTTTTTCAACAGGTAATCTGCTATAAATAACAGCATGAATTGGCAACAATTGGTGCAACAAGCAGAACTACATTTGCAGCTGGCAGAAGCTGTTTCATTGCCTGCTATTCCAGGTGTATACACTCCAACAATGCAAAAGCAAGTTGTTGATGTTGCACCTGAAATAAATGTCAATGTACCTGGCGCAAACCAATTTAAAGATGCTAGCGGAAGAGTAGATACTGCTGCAGTTGCAAGATCTCAAGGTAGAACACCTGCTGCATCAGGCAGCACTGCAGCAGCTCCAACATTATCTCCTGCATCAACATCATTTGCACCAAATGCAACTGCTGGAGAAATGAGACAACAGTTTCAAAAAGAATTGAGCAACCCAGTTGTAGCTAATAAATTTGCTACTCTCATGGCTGCAGAAGTAGGTTCAAACAATCCACAATCTCAAGCAGCATTTGCTGAGACAGTATTCAACAGAGCACTAGCAACTGGCAAGTCTGTAGATCAAGTCATCTCCAATGCAAAATATTATCAGCCATATACAGATGGTGGATTCAACAGAGCTGCAAGAAGTATGACACCCACAAGAGCAGCTGCATTGCAACAATCCATCAATGCTGCATTGCAAGGGTCCAATATTACCAAAGGCGCTACTGATGCTGGCTCTGCTTCTGTAGCTGCATCTGTCAAGCGTGGTGGTTATGATGCTGCTCCTGGCTCAGCCATGGACATTGGTGGTGAAACATTTTACAGAAAAGATTACTACAAAAATATATCAACACTCAAACCGTTGACAATGCAATGAGATACTACAACATCATAGAACGATACGAGCAAGTGTTGCAAAATTTGCGCAAAAGTGCAGCATCTGAACCTCAAAGGACAGCAGCATTGGACCGTGCCATGGTTGCTACTGATGCATTCATCAACTACTTCAGCAAGAACAACATCATGGATACCTTGACTCAAAATCCAGATGCAGCTGCAGTGCAGCAACAACAAGCGCAAGTAGCACAAGCATTTCAACAAGCTGATCAAATTTTCAGCTCTCCTCAATTTGCATCATTGTATTTGGCTCCTTCTGATGCACAAATGGTGCAGCAAATGGCTCCACAAATGCAAAACTTGCTCAATGCATTGTCTCTCATTGGTCAGTTTGTACCCATCAAGGCTCAGCAAATGTTGCAAGCATCTGTCAAAGAGTTGATGAATGCAATCAAAGTGTTGCAAAGCTAAAACACTGTTGTATATTAAATACAGTTATGAACCGAAGAGAAATTCTCCGCATTGGTGCAGCAGCTGGCATCTCATTGCCAACTATGCTGCGCAGTCAGCAAGCAACAAAAGCCAAAGCAACTTCTGTAATTCAGATTTTCTTGCCTGGAGGCATTGCACATCAAGATGCATGGGATTACAAACCTTATGGTTCTACTGAATATCGTGGACCATTTGCAGGCATCAAGACCAAAATTGCTGATGTACATTTTGGTGCATTGCTGCAAAACACAGCCAACATCAGTGACAATTTAACCATCATTAGAAGTATGACTCATGGTGAAGCAGCTCATGAACGGGGTGTACATAATATGCTTACAGGATACAAACCTTCTCCTGCACTTGCATATCCTTCTTTTGGTACAGTCATCAATCATCAATTGGGCAACAGAAACAATTTGCCAGCATATGTATTGGTGCCAAATCAATTTGCTCCTGAGAACGGCACAGGATATCTATCAACACGTTACGGACCATTTGCCACGGGGGCAAACCCAGAGGATCCATCGTTCTCCGTAAAGGACTTGAACGCCCCTGCTGGTTCAACAGATGAAATGTTGAGCCGCCGCAAATCATTGCTGGGAGCAGTGGATGATTATTTCAAAACCAAGGAATCACATGTGGATGCTGTTAAGGCCATGGACTCATTTTACAATGATGCATACAGCATGCTATCATCAACACAAGCACGAGAAGCATTTGAATTGAGCAAAGAGACTGATGTGATGCGTGATGCATATGGCAGAAATGCTGCTGGCCAAAGATTGTTGTTGTCTCGCCGACTGGTGGAAGCAGGTGTACGCATGGTGACAGTGACTTATGGTGGTTGGGATCATCACAGCAATCTCAAAAGCGCATTTGAAACCAACATGATCAACTTTGATAAAGCATATGCAATGCTCATCACTGATTTGAAACAAAGAGGATTGCTGGATTCAACATTGGTTATGATTACATCAGAATTTGGCAGAACTCCTAAAATCAATGGCACCAATGGTCGTGATCACTGGCCACGTGTGTTTTCCACTGTGTTGGCAGGAGGCGGAACCAAGGCTGGTTTTGCATATGGAACCAGTGATGCATTGGCAGCGGAACCGGAAACGGATCCAGTTTCCCCAGCTCAGTTGGCTGCTACAATGTTTCATCTCATGGGCATTGATCCTAGGAAAAGGCTCATGACTCCTGACATGCGACCTGTAGAAATTGTCTATGAAGCTCAACCCATTGAGCAAATCATTGCTTGAGTAGATAACCAGACCCATCTTGCATTCTGCACTAACAGAAATTAAGAGCTGCTATTTGGGTGAGGAAGGTGAAGCTACTGGATTAACTTTGAAGTAATCTTATACAACAAATAAATTCTGATATTGATTTATCAACTGTCAGCACTTGTTGCTTGGCGAACAGTTGGAGGTGGATCTGCGCCGTCTCCATTAGTTATATATATTCCATCCCACGGATCACTATTAGGCGCGCCAGCTATATTATCAGAACCGTAATAAAGATCACCCATACCACCACTAGCTCCGATTCGATACTCTTCACCATTCCACGCAAATGAAACTCCAGTGAGTGCATTAGTGTATCTCGTCCTGCCTCCTGTCGTGCCGTCAGGTATATATAATCCATTTACCTCTGCAGTGCCAGCACCTGACGCAAATACAGCGTCGATTAAAGTAGGAGCACCAGCGCCATTTACACTGCCACCAAAGCCGCCGATGCTGCAGCCTGCAGTAGAAATATAAGATCCATAATCACCAATAGTCATTATAATGCAATGCTGCTTGAGAAATATTGTGTGCGGTAGTAAATGAGACCACTGCCTGTTGTTGTTTTAGCACTCACTTGTGCACTGTTGGTGATGCCTCTAACCACAAAACTATCGTTGTTGCTCAATACAAATGCATTGCTGCTATTAAAATAGTCGCTGTCAAACACCTGCACATCTTGACCTGTTTTGTTGTAAATGATTAACTCTGCACAAATTTGAGAAGATAGCGCAACTAAATTTGTACTAAGTGGTTGATTAAACGAGCGACAGATGTTTCTGTTGAAGTAAGTGCTACCGTTGTTGTTTGGAAGTGGTTGTGGCATATTGTTTATTTATATTTATGTAACTTGTTTAGTGAGATAGTTGTTGGCTTAATTTGTTTGCAATGGCATGCATTAATTTTAACACTAAATCTTCTTCATTGCCTCTTTCAAACAAAAAAACATTTGCTGCTTCTGATGTTTGTACTGGTTGAAACAATGAATCTGTATCTTGATATTTTCCAGAGCCATTGTGTGCACAATAAATTATGATGTCTGGCGCAAAGATGCTTCTCAATTGTTTTGTTGGACAAATAAAATCACACACAACAATGCAGCTGTTGCAATTTGCAGCCAACTGATGCATCACTTGTGCTTGTTGAATTCGTCCATGCATGGTAAAGTCTTTGTTGCCAGTTGATGCTCTGACTGCATCACCATTGAAATGCACAAACTCAAAAGACTGTTTCAAGTAATTTGCAAGAAAGCTTTTGCCACTGCCACTGCGCCCACAAATTAATATCTTGACCATGACACAGCTGCCTTGTTAGGCTTGTAGTTTTATAAGCAACTCACCCAATACTTCAATGAGCCCAACTTTTTTCTGAAAGTCAATTTGCTCAAATTTTACTTTGCCATCCACAGCATCATCAAGATGCTTGGTCAGCTTTTTGAGTTCTTTCTTTGCATCATCAACATTAAATTTGCCAGCTGCAGCTTTGTCATAATGTGGCTTCTTGACATTGAAATGATGATATGTCAACATTGCTACACCACCTTTTTCTTTTGCATTCTTGGCAATCTTTGCAGCTCCTGCTCCGCGCTTTTCTGCAAATTCAGCAAATGCACTTTGTTGCTTTGTTTGCTCATACAATAAAAAAATGTTATCACAATCTTTGCTCATAATTGTATTTAGTTGCATTGGTCATTAAATAGCGTATTGTATAGTAGTTCTTTGAAATTTAAAAAAGGGGGCGCACTGGTATAAATTGCTGTATATTATAAATACACAAGATATGAAAAAATTTATCACCATGTTGTTGTGCGTATGCTCATTTGCTTTTGGATCAACAGTTGAGCAACTCAACCAATTCAGCAACAGCATTGATGCTGTCTTACAAAAACAATATGCACAGCTGCAAGTAACTCCCAATGCAAGAATAGATGATGATGCATTTGTACGCAGAGCATATCTCAGCATCATTGGTCGCAATCCAACATATGAAGAGCATCAAATGTTCAACAAAGTTGCTGATGCCAACAAACGCAGCAGTCTTATTCTGTATTTGACCAAGCATCCTGGACACATTTCACACATGTTCAATTTTTGGGCAGAGTCATTGAGACTCAGAGACAAGCTCAATCAAGTCAATAATTTTCATGGGGCACTTTATGTTGATTACATCAAGGATCAAATTGCAGCCAACAAGCCATACAATGAGTTTGTTTCTAATTTGCTGTTGTCCAGTGGCAACTACTTTGCCAATCCTGCTGTAGGTTATTATTACAGAGACTTGGGAATGCCCATGGACAATCTCATTGCCACCAGCAAAGTATTTTTGGGCACTGATATTGGATGCGCACAGTGTCATGATGATCCATTTCAAGATTTTACACAAAAACAATTTTATGGAATGGCTGCATTGTTCAATCAAGTGGAGTTGCGCAGCAGAGACAACAAAGAATTCAATGAGAAATCAAAGATGCTGAGACAACAAGTGGATGAACTCATCAAAGCTGATCCTGTGAAGAACAGAGGTCTCAACAATCAAGTCAACAATTTCGTCAGAGCCATGCGTTCTGATTTAACCATTGAGCCCAACAAGCAACTCAAATTGCCACATGACTATCAGTACAAAGATGCAAAGCCTTATGATGCAGTTGAGCCCATTGTATTGAGCGGCAAAACACAAATCAAAAACAAAGATGACATGCGCAAAGATGCAGTTGCATGGATGGTAAATTCACAGCATCCAACATTCACCAAAAACATTGTCAACAGATATTGGAAATGGGTGTTTGGCAAATGCATCATTGATGAGTATGACAACATTCATGACAGTGCAATGTTGGACAGTGAGTTGTTGAATGTGTTGGCTGATGTCATGATCAAAGTGAATTATGACAGCAAACAATTTTTGTATGCATTGTACAACACCAAATTGTTTCAAAGACAATTGTATGATGGTGCAAATGCTGATTCATCCAAGTTTGTATTCATTGGTCCAGTGAAACACAGATTGAGTGCAGAGCAGATTTGGGATTCAGTCATTGCAATTGCTGTTGCATCTCCAGAAAGCTTCAAACTAACATTTCATGATGCATATGCTGGCATCATGCAAGTGCAGCCTGCTGATGTAACTTTGGACACCATTCGCACCAAGTATGATGATTACCAAAAGACAATCAAGAGCAAGTATGATGCAGCACCAAAATACAAAAACTATGCTTTAATACGTGCATCAGAAGTCAATGATGCCAGCAATGTCAACACCATTTTGGAGCAACTGGGCAGAGGAGACAGAGAGCTCATTGATTCCAGCAGCCAAGAAGGCAGCGTGACACAAGTTATATCTTTCATGAATGGACAGCTTGCAGACATAGCAGTCAACAAAGATACACAATTGGCAAAAAACGTTGCTGGCAAATCGCCAAATGAAACCATTGACATAATTTTCAAATCAGTTTTGTCACGCAAGCCCAGCATAGCTGAAAAGGCAAACTTCACAGGCTGTCAAGATGATGACATCATCTGGGCATTGGTCAACAGTTCAGAATTTAAATTTAATAAATAACAATATGCATACATTAACACGCCGCAACTTTGTGCTCAACCTTGCTTCTGCAGGATTGGGTGTAACTGTTCTGCCCAACATTGCTGCTGCTCCTGCAACAGCCAGCAAAGCAGAGCACATCATCTACTTGTTTATGAATGGAGGCATGAGTCACTTGGATACATTTGATCCCAAGACTGATGCTCAAGTCAAAGGCAAATTCAATGCCATTACTACCAATGCAGGATATCAAATCTCTGAACACTTGCCCAAGCTTGCCAAGCATGGAGACAAAATGGCAGTTGTTCGCAGCATGATGGTTACTACTGGTGACCATGCTGGTGCACAATACATGCAAAGAACATCATTCAAGAAAATTGGCACCATTGTGCATCCAAACTTGGGAGCATGGATGTGCAAGCTTACTGACAATGGCAAGGAAAAAGTCATTCCAGAAAATGTTTTGATTTCTGGTGCAGCAGATCATCCTGGTGCAGGTTGGATGCCTAAAAAGTATTCTCCTATTCCCATTGCTGATCCCATCAAAGGATTGGATAATACCAAGCTCAAAAATACATCTGAATTTTCCAAGCGTGTATCTATTCTTGATCAGCTTGAAAAAGATGCCAACAAAATAATCAACCCATTGCAAAAGAGCTATGCAGAGTTTTATGATCAAACCATTCGTTTGCTCAACAGCAATGAATTGGATGTATTTGATTTGTCCAAAGAAGATGCAGCAGCCAGAGAAAAATATGGCAACAACAGATTTGGACAGGGCTGTTGTTTAGCAAAACGTCTCATTGAAAAAGGTGCATGCAAATTCATTGAAGTGTCTGATGGTGGTTGGGATACACATGTCAACAACTTTGAATCTCTTGAAACCAAATTGACCATTTTGGATCAAGCATTGAATGCACTCATCAATGATCTGCAGTCCAGTGGATTGCTCAACAAGACTCTCATTGTCATTGCCACTGACTTTGGTCGTACTCCTGACATCAACATCAATGATGGACGTGACCATCATCCTGGAGCATTTTGTGGTGTACTCATTGGTGCTGGCATCAAGGGTGGTCAAGCATATGGCAAGTCTGATGACAAAGGCATGAAAGCATCAGAGAACATTGTTTCACCTGCAGACTTCAATGCTACCATTGCAGCTGCTGCAGCATTGCCTGTAGATGATGTAGTCATTTCGCCACAAGGCAGACCATTCAAACTTGCTGACAAAGGCAAGCCAGTTTCTGCTTTGCTGGCCTAAATACACAAGTGAAGAAACAAACATTTCACTTTGAGATAGAAGATTTAATTACGCAGTTCGTTGCAGCATTTGACGAATGCGTAATTAAACGTTTCAATGGACAAAGGGAGCCACAAGAGCAAATTGAAGTAAGATATGTATATGCACCTAAACAGCGTGTATTGTATGACATTGTCAACAAAGACAAAAGTCTGACACTGCCAGCTGTTGCCATCAGCATCAACAGCATCTCTAGAGATGCCAACAGAGTGTTTAATAAACTGGATGGATTTTATTATCCTGACAATGCTACATCCAAACAGTCAAAACTCACCAAGCAGCTGCCCATGCCAGTGCCTGTCAATATATCAGTCAACTTGTCCATCATTGCCAAGTATCAAACTGACTTGGAGCAAATTGTATCCAACTTTATTCCATATGCCAACCCTTACATCATTTTGGTTTGGCAGGTGCCAGAAGAATTCAACTTGGCCAATGTATATGAAATTCGTTCTGAGGTGGAATGGAACAACAGCGTCACTCTCACCTACCCTGGCGATTTATCACCCACTGACAAATACAGAGTTGTAGCAGACACAGGCTTCATCATCAAAGGATGGCTGTTTCCTGCTGCTGATAATCCGCCCATCAGCAACATTTATTTCATTGATGCCAACTTTACCAACACCAGATTGTTGGCTGGTGGACCCAATGAACTCAAATACACCAACTATGATGATTATACTACCATCAAGCAAGCTACCAGTGGTGGATATTTTACAGATGTCATAAGCATTTCTGCTGCTCCAAAGATTACAGATATTTTTGGCCACACGCAAGTGCCCACCAACTCATTGACACCCATTACAACTGCATCACCAACACTCATTGGTGTTCCATTGCTCAACAACTTGACTCTCAACAACACCAATTCTGCAAGGGACTTTACCATCATTGGTCAGAATTTTCAGTACACACTCAATGTGTTGCTCAGCAGCAGCGTGCCATCTGGATATACAGCATCAACTTTAGCATTTGATTATTATCCTACCATCACAGGATACATTTTGCCAACCAATTTGTACAGTGTGCAGTCCAAGAATGTTGCAACAGTCAATCTGCCCAACAACTTGCCATCTGGCAACTATACTTTTGTATTCACCAACAGCGCAGGTTGGGCATCAACATATGATGCTTATCAAACTGTTTTAACAATTCCATAATGGCTTAAGCCACAAATGGTACTAAATACATTGTAAATGGACAAATACAGCAGCCAACCTCCAAATCAATCTACCTTTGGTAGGTCTTTGATGACATACATTGCGTCTAAACTGCCATACTCTGGCTTCAACGTTTTGGATGTAACTGCAAGAAGAAATCCCAAATATGAAGTATTTGATGAGATTGGCGTTCGCAGACCAGAAGCACTGGCACGCAACTCCATCACGCAAGATACAGAGTTCAACAAACAGAGCATTGGTGAAATTCGCAACGTTGGCTTCAGTGATTACATGTATGCCAACATTCAGCCAGACAAAGGTCCGCGTCTTTCTGACTACCGCATCATGGCTGCTTTTGCTGAAGTATCCAATGCACTGGATGAAGTTTGTGATGAAATCATCAATCCTGATTTGGAAGGCAGAGTATGCACCATTGACTTCAAGGACATTGATTTGACTCCAGTTGATCGTCAAGAAATTGAAAAAGAGTTCAGCAAGTATTGTCAATACTTTGATTTGGAGCACAGAGGATGGTCTTATTTTAGAGACTTGCTCATTGAATCAGAATTATTTTTTGAGCACATTATTCACAAAGATCATGTAGAAGAAGGCATTCTGGGCATTGTTCGCGTTCCATCTGAATTGATGGATCCTGTTTACAACAACATTCAAAACATGATGATCAAAGGCTTCTTGTATCGCAAGCCCATTTTTGAAGACAAAAGCAGTCGCAAAAAAATGGATGAAGAGCTTGTGCCAATGCAAGAGAATCAAGTCATGTATGTCAATTCTGGCATCTGGAATGAACAAAAGACTGCAAGACTTCCTTTCATTGAAAATGCACGCCGAGCTTACAGACAGTTGTCTCTGGTAGAAGACAGCATCTTGATTTATCGCATGGTGCGTGCACCAGAGAAACTTGTGTTCAATGTGGATGTAGGCAACATGCCGCCACCCAAAGCTGAAGCATACTTGCGCAAGTTGATGCAGCAGTATTGGAACAGCAAGACTTTTGATCCCAACCAAAACAGCATTGTACAAAAGTTCAATCCACAAAGCATGTTGGACAGCTTCTGGTTTCCAAAACGCACAGGTTCAGAAGGCACCAGTGTAACACAATTGGCTGGTGGTGCTAATCTTGGTGAGCTGACTGACTTGATGTACTTTGTCAAGAAATTGTATGAAGCACTCAAAGTGCCAGTCAACAGGTTGGATCCTGCATCCACATTTCAAGGTGATGCCAACATCTTGAGAGAAGAGCTCAAGTTTGCTCGCTTCATCATGAGAACGCAGCAATTGTTTGCAGCTGGTCTCAAGAAAGGTTTCATCACACATTTGCAGCTCAAAAAGATGTGGAAGCGTCTGCACTTGAAGGAATACAATCTCATCATCAAGATGAATCCTCCAAGCAACTTCTATGAGTTGCGAGAATCACAAAAGCTAGAACTCAAAGTGAATAATTTCAACAGCCTAGGACAAAATCCAACCATCTCACCAACATACATGCAAAAGAGATTGCTGGGTTGGAATGACATTGAAATCAAAGCCAACAGAGAGTTCTTGCGCAAAGACAAAGAGTTTGCATGGGAATTGGCGCAGATTGAATCAGCTGGTCCAGGGTGGAAAGCAGCTCAGACACAGGCTCAAAATGCTTCTTCAGAATCAGAAGATGCTGCAGGTGCTGCTGGTGCTGCAGCTTCACTGGGCATTCCACCTGGTGCACCAGGCATATCTGGCTTGCCACCTGATTTTGGTGGAGCAGCTGCATCGCCTGCAACAGCTGGTGCTCCTGCACCAGCTCCAGAAGGTGCACCACCTGCACCAGCCCCAGCAGCAACCCCAGCAGCATAGCCTAAATAAGGCTATATGGCTTGCTCTATTTTACCAGTCTCAGCTTTTCAAAGCACCAACTTAAACAACAAGATTGATTCATTCAATCGTCTTGCAGACAGAATTGTACGCAGCATGGGTGCACCCATTGTTACCATTGAAGTGCATCAAGACCAGTTGTTTGAAAACATTGCCATTGCATGTGAGTTTTTTACCAAGTATGCAGGATACACCAAAGAATATTTGGTATTTGATTCTTCATTGTATACACAAGATCAAGGCATCAGAATTGATCACTTGTTTACCATCAAGGCAAGTGATACACTTGCCAACAGACTTGCACACAAAACTCCATCTCGTTCTACATCATCTTACATCTCAGCAATGCCTGTTGTATATGTTTGTGTAAGTGCAGTAGAAGCATCTGTATTTTCTTCTTTGTCTGCATTGAGTGCAACTTTAGCATCAGCAGCTGGCATTCAATACAATGAAATCCTTGACACCAGCACTTACAATCAATTGAGTGCAGCTTTGTTGACCAGTCCATCTGTATCTGGCTACAACTTTGCTGGTCGCTTTTTGCCATCTGTTAATGAGAGATCACTTACAATTCAAGGCAGCAATGCTCAATATGTTGATATATACAACAACATGTTTGATTATGATACCATGGATTATCGCAAAGTCATTGCCATCACTGATTTTGAAGAAGGTGAATCCACTGGCATCAATACATTGTTTACCATTGAACAAACATTGGCACAACAAACATACTTCTCATATGCCATGGGCAACTATGGGTTTGACCTGGTATCATGGTACACCCTCAAAACGTGGTTGGATACCAGAGAGAAAATGTTGGCACTCAAACGTGCATTTGAATTTGACGAAAGAACTCAAGTGCTGCGCATGTATCCACAACCTACCAACAGTTCTAGTTTCTATGGATGTTTGCCTTGCTGGGTTGAGAGACCACTGAGAGATGTTGTCAAAGAGCCATGGGTGTATCAATATGCATTGGCACTCACCAAGATTTCTGTTGGTTATGTTCGTGGCAAGTATGGTTCATTGCCATTGTTTGGTGGTCAAGTTTTCTCATCAGACATTGTAACGCAAGGTTTAACCGAGAAAGATAAACTGGAGCAGATGATGTTGACTGGTGCTTCTCCTGGCATGGGTGATGCTGATCCCATTATGTTCTTTGTTGGATGACAATACAAATTCAATAAACTATAATAGTAGTCATAGATTTATATCCAGTAAACATATAAATAAAAGCATGCCTTATAAACTACTAGTTGAAACTCCAGCTCCGACTGAAGAATATGATATCATTTACGAAGAAAAGGATCGCAATTCTCCTGGTTCAATGTTCATCAGAGGTCCATACATGATGGCAGAAGGTGTCAACAGAAACAAGCGCTTTTATCCTTTGCATGAAATGGAACGTGAAGTGGGCAGATACAAGCAGGAAATGATTGTAGAACGTCGCGCCATGGGTGAGCTCAATCATCCTGCTACAGCTGATGTCAATTTGGAAAGAGCATGTCATTTGGTAACAGAGATGTGGCAAGATGGCAATGTATTTTATGGTAAATCCAAAATTCTTACTACACCATGTGGTCTCATTGTTCGTTCTCTTGTCAATGATGGTGTCAAAGTTGGCATGAGCTCCCGTGCATTGGGTCAATTGGTTGAAGAAAGTGGCTACTCCAAAGTCAAAGAAATGCGATTGGTAGCCATTGACTGTGTTGCTGATCCCAGCTTCTCCAAAGCATTTGTCAATGGTATTTTGGAAAGCAAACAGTGGGTTTTAGCAGCTGATGGTACCTTTGAAGAAAGTTATGATCGTTTTGAAAAAAGCATTAAAACATTGCCAAAAAAAGATATGGATGTTTTCTTGCGTGAACAGTTCATTAAATTCATCAACAGCATTAAATAATAACAATGAATAAGTTTGAAAAACAAAACATTTTGAAATTTATTAGCTCACTTGGTCAAAAAAATTACAGTGAGGCCAATAAATATTTGGGTACAGTGGTAGAGAGCAAGCTCCGCACTCGTATCTCCAACGCAGCTAAAAACAGCAACCCTTTCAAATAATATGGCAAAAGACAACATCGCCCAAGTTCTTAAAGAAGCAACTCAAGGTCTATTGACTGAAGAGTCACTTTCTGCTATTGAAAAAGTTTTCAATGAAGCTGTCAACAGCAAAGTTCAACTCAACGTTGAACAAGCTCTTGTCAGTCAAGATGAAGAATACGCTGCCAAGCTCAAGAATTTACTTGAAGCCATTGATGTAGATCACAGCCAAAAAATGATCAAAATTGCTGAAGCAATTGATAACAACAATGCCAAAAAGCTTACACTGGTTGTTAACAGATACCGCAAAGCTCTTTATACAGAGGCCAAAGGATTTGAAAAGAACTTGGTCAAAATGATCAGCATGTACATGGAAAAGTACATTGATGCCAAGATTCCATCTGAATCCATCAATGAAGCTGTTCGCAATCGCCAAGCATTTACAATTTTAGAAAATCTCCGCCATTCATTAGCCATTGACACAACTCTTATGAAAGAGTCTGTTCGCAGTGCTGTTATTGATGGCAAGAAACAAATTAATGAAGCTCATCATGAGCTTGAGAACCTACGTGTGCAAGCTCAAGAGCTGCAACGCCGACTTGATAGATCCAACGCTGAGTTGGTGTTCGAGCACAAGACAGCACATTTGTCTGATAAGAAGCGCACTTATGCGCGCAAAGTTCTTTCTGGCAAATCTGCTCAGTTCATTGCTGAGAACCTGGATTACACCATTGGTCTGTTTGACAAGTCTGAACAAGAACGCGTAGATGTTCTCAAAGAACAAGCAAAGTTTTACACAGTTGCAAATGAAGAAGTTCCCCTTGTAGAGCAAGTGGAAGAGGACAACATCCTCGAAGAACAAGCTTACGTCAGCAACTATATGTCTGAACTGCGCAAGTACTAAAAGATTTTTAACATGAGACATATTATGTCTGAGTTACATGGGAAATTTTCCCATGATATTATAGGAAAAATACTGCGATGAAACAACAAATTAGGCCAACACAAGCTTATATAAGTCAAGATCGTGCACGTGCTCTCCTTGAGAAGTGGACTCCAGTTTTGGATTACACTTCCAAGAATGTAGCGCCTATTGAAGAAGAACACACTCGTCTCAACACTGCTATGCTACTGGAAAACCAGGAACAGTGGTGCTTGAGCGAAGCCAACATTTCTGGAGGTGGAACCGGTGGGTCCGCATTCGGTAGCGTTGGTAGTGCAAACCAATTCTCTGGCGATACATATGCTGCAGGAGATGCTCGTCTGCCCAAGATCTTGATTCCAATGATTCGCCGTACCTTCCCCGAACTGATCAGTAATGAGATCGTCGGAGTTCAGCCAATGAGTGGCCCAGTGGGCCTCGCATTTGCTCTGCGTTACAAATACACCAATACTCCTCTTGGAGCAAGTCCCTTCACTGATGGTGCAGGTACTACACCTGGTAGTGGCCGTACGCAGTTTGGTGCATCTAGCGCGGAATTGGGTTACCAATTCCTTGATACTAGATACACTGGTACAAGCTCCACCTCTCTGACTGGTTTGGCTGGCGTCTGGTCTTTTGCTGACCAAGACAAGGGTGTTGCTGAACTTTTGAAGAACTTCGAAATCAACAGCAATATCCCAACTGTCGAGGTAAGCTTCGAGAAAACAGCTGTTGAAGCTGGTACTCGTAGACTTGGTGCTCGCTGGAGCGTGGAATTGGAACAAGATTTGAAGAACATGAACGGTATCGACATTGATGCTGAGATTACAAATGCTATGGCATATGAAATCCAAGCTGAAATCGACCGTGAAATGATCATCAGAATGATCCAATCCGCACTCAATGGCAGCCGCTACTCTTTCTGGAGCCCAGCTTCAGCAGATGGCCGTTGGCTCGTTGAGCGCAACCGCGACTTCTACCAAAGACTGATCATTGAATCTAACAGAATTGCTGTCCGCACTCGTCGTGGTGCTGCAAACTTTATCGTGGCAACCCCACGTGTTTGCGCCATCCTCGAAATGCTGCCAGAATTCCAATGGGTACCTGTCCAAGGCAACGTAAACACCCAGCCAACTGGTGTTGCCAAAGTAGGTAACCTTGGTGGTAGATTCAATGTATACCGCGATACTCGCACAGAAGTGCAGAATGTCAGCGTATACGGACAACAAGGTTATGGCAATCCACCATCAGGTGGCATTGAATATGCCTTGCTTGGTTACAAGGGAAGCGAATTCTATGATAGCGGTATCGTGTACTGCCCTTACATCCCTGTAATGGTGCAGCGTACAATTGGTCCCAATGATTTTGCTCCACGCGTCGGTCTATTGACTCGCTACGGTGTGGTTGACAATATCTTTGGTGCTGACTTGTACTATCACATTATCATTATCCAGAATTTAGGTACTGCGTTTACTCCAGGATCACAAAGCGTCTACTTCTAAACGAAGGGAAAACGGAAAATTCAGCGTTGAGGGATTGCTACCTCAACGCTTTTTTTATAAATACATCATATGTTTACATTTGAGCAACTATTTGAGGCAGTCAATCCCAACAGAAATCCAAGATTCAAACTTGATGTTGGTGATACAGTAGTTGTAAAAAACATCATCACGACTGCTGGCTATGAGCCCAAGAAGAACCAAAGCATGGCAGGCAAGCAAGGCACTGTGATAGCCAGATATCCATACAGCATGAGTCTTAAAATTGGTGTAGACTTTGGAGATGGCAAAGAATATAAATTCACCTCCCAATACTTGGAGCGTGTAATGCAGCCAGATGATGCAGTGCCAGTTGACAAAAGAATAGACATCTTGGATAAAGCTGTATCCAAAAGTGCAGGCATCATAGAAAAATTTGATGCACAAAAACATCAACAAATAAGTGACAACAATTTAGCATACATATCTGCTGTTGCAACTGCTTTGGATCAAGCCAGCAAGAATATGACCTACACAGATGGTCCAGCAGCATTGAGCAGAGTAAAAGATAAAATCACAACAAATGCATCTGGTTTGCAGCCTGTATTTGTTGTAAATTTTCCTAGTAATTTGATTTTTCCATTTTATGCAGTGGGTGTTGCTGATGAACAATATGCTGCAAAAAATATTGCAATGTATGCAGCAGCATTGTCACTGCTTGATGTCTCACTTGCAACTGATGCAGCAGTGCAGCCATATGGAGATTACATCATGGTAAAAACAGGATCACAAGGCTGTTCAATTGTCTTTTATCAATACCAAAATCAATTTACTATATCATCACTTGGCCCACAGGCTGGTCATGGTGCCAGTTTATTCAAACCATTTGCAAGCAGAAATTTTAGATATTATTACAAAAATGGAGTTCAACAAGATAAGAATTTGGCTGGTACATTGATCAAACACTTCTTTGGTTACTCTTACACTTTAAATTCAAAAAACATTGTAAATCATTTGCGTGTAATGGTGTCTCAAATAGTTGATGTGGATTACTCTGTTGCAGCATCACGTTTCAAAGACACAATTGCATCATACATCAAATTCATCAAAGAATCAATTGCCAAGCAGCCTATGTTTCTTGGACAGTATCATGGCATCAAAGCTTTTGGACCTGACTTGATTCTCAATTTTGATCATGGAAAGTTGCAAAGCACACAACAAGATCCCAGTGTCATCATGAGAATTGCACCAGATGCAGAAGCATTGTTGTGGATTGATGGTGAAGAGTACAATGAAAACAGACAACCCAATGCAGTGTTTAAATTTGGTTCAGATGAATATTTTTCATACACATATACAAACAACTATTCATTTATTTTTACACAACAAACAAAACAGCAAATAAAACAACAAAGTACACATTCCATAACATCTATAATAGGCAACACTCTGGGTAATTTTGATGGTGAATTGACACAATCTTCTGTTGCTGATGCTGCTGCAATTAATATAGTTGTATTTAAAACTAAAGATTTTACACAGCTGCAGCAATTGAAATTTTTATCGTCATTCAAAAAAATCAATGACAAAAAAACAATCATTATAGCACAAAATGGTTTGAATAAAATGTTGAGCAGCAGAGTGAGTGATGAGAATATGCGCGGACTTTCTGATGCAGTTACAATGTATTTGCAGTTAAAAAATCAATGCAGCTGGCCAGATTCTGATTACATATGTTTAGCAGTTGATTACATTGGATATGGAAATAATGATATTGCATATGCATTATTTCCATCCAGCATAATTCAAACAGTTGAAGAATACAAACAATTTAAATCGCAATTGAGACAAGACATTGGAGATGATCTAGCTGATATTGGTGATATGTTTTAATAAATAACTATTATGATTTCTGATCTGTCAAAAATATATGAAGCATACTGCAAATATGCATCTCGTAAAATGCTTTTTGAATCCAATGATGCACTCATGGATGAAGCAAGTAAACCAGTTAGTCCAGAAGAAGCTGCAGCACTAGAAAAAAACTGCCGCGATAAATTTCTTGCTACATATTTGTTTTTGAGAAGAACAAATCCTTTCTTTGCAGTGTTTGCAATGAAGTGCACTTTCATATACTTGCCACCTGGCAACAACAAAGGAGTCAATACCATGGCTGTAACTTACACTGGTACAACCATCATGATCAATACTTTCTTTGGTTCCAAAGTGTTGACACAAGAAGAATTTGATGGTGTTGTTGCTCATGAAGTTTATCACATCATGTCACAATCATTGGTGCGCATTGGCACTCGTGATAATCATAAACTGTGGAACATTGCAACTGACTACATCATGAATCTTGAGTTGATTCGTGCTGGCATTGCATTGCCAACAATGGGATTAGTACCTGAACTCGCAAATCCTAAAGATTATAGTAGTGATGCAACTGCTGATATAACCTTCATCATTGATGTTAATAAATTTAAAGATTATCTCAATACTGCTCCAAAATCAGCCATCAAAGATTACATCAAAAAACATACCAAAGTTGTGATTGTCAAAATGCCTGTAGATGTTGCTATAAGCAAGGGCATCATTAATGCTGCTCCAGCTGGACAACAAGGTGGCACAGTGCCTGCTGAGCGTGTCTTAGTTGATATAACCAAGATGACACAAGAAAACTTGTATGATGTTATATATGAGTTGAATAAAGCCGGTGGTGGGGGCGGCGGTCAACCACCTCCTGGCAAAGATGATGACGATGAAGGTGGTGGTGATTTTCCTAGTCAGCCCAGAGATCCTGGCAAAGACAAAGGACAACAACCTGGCAAAGACAAAGGACAACAACCTGGCAAAGACAAAGGACAACAACCTGGCAAAGACAAAGGACAACAACCTGGCGAAGGACCAGGTGGTGGTAGTCCTGGACAAGAGCATGGACCAGGCAAAGCATTGCAGCCTGGTGCACAACCCATTGATCAACATATTCAAGATGAAGGAACAATGACACCGCAAGAAGCTCAGGAACATGCTGAGCGCATTCGTCGCATGGTGGATGATGCTAGAAAAGAAGCTGCTAGAATTTCCAATGTCAAGGATCCAATGTTGGATCAAATTCTTGCAAAGTATCCACCACCTCCCATTGATTGGAAAAGACTCATCAATTCAGTTGCTGCATCACCTGAATATACAACAACTCAAGCCAGACCAACACGTTCTACATATGGTACAGGAGCATGGGTAGGTAGAATTGTTAACGTGCAAGATATGCCTACTGTATATTTCTTGATTGATAGTTCTGGCTCAATGCATGGTGAGATTCCAAGCTTGGTGAGTGCAATCACTGATTTCATCAAAAAAATTCCTAATGCTAGCATCAGAATTTTATTTTGGGACGGTGAAGTATCTTTTGATTCTGGCAACATCAAATATTCATCCAGCTCTGCAGTAGCCATCAACAAAGTATTTGATGCATTTAAAAATGCAGGAACAGGTGGAACAGTCATATCTTGTGTACGTGGATATGTTGATGGCAAGCGCATCAAAGTTAAATCAAGTGATACAGTCATTTATATTACAGATGCTGATGTTGCAGATCCTACTGATCCACAAATGATCACAACAGGCAAAAAAGCTGTTATCATCACCAAAACAAAAGAACAAATGGAAAACCAAAATGCAACTTTTATCAAGTCAGTCAAAAGACTTGGTTATAATGTTGTTGCAGCTAAGATTAACCGTATCTAAAATGATGGCCTCAAATAAATAACAATATGTCCTTTAACAAGCATTACACAAATTTTAGAAGAGCAGAAAAATACACTCAAGAAGAAGCTGAACAGCCTGAACCATCTCTTTTAGACATGGATCCATATCAACTTTCTCCGCAAGGCTCATTTGTGAATCCATCTCAAAAACGTGTTGGTGGCAAATCAACGTTTGTTAGTTCTGCAACTGAAGAACCAGTAACTACACCTTTCAAGGATTACAATATACCTGCTTCCAACACAAAAATGTTGGTAACATTGCTCAATATCAGCATTATTACTCAACAGCCTATGTTGGTATATGGTGATGCTGGTATTGGCAAATCTGGTGTTATTCAACAAGCAATTAAAGCTTCAACACCACCAAATCGTACATTCATAAAATGGAAGGACATCGTTGAGAGAATTGATGAATTTCTAGCAGGTCCTGATGTTAAAAAATATTATGTCATGTTTGATATGCGAGCATCTGAATATCTTCCAGAAGATATTCGAGGCATCCCTGACATTCGTTCCAAATCCAAATCTTTAAAATATAAGCCACCAGGCTGGGTAGCGTGGTGCACACATCCAGATGCTGCTGGTGTTATGTTTTTTGATGAGTTGAATCGTGGCATTGCACCGACTCTCAATGCATTGTTGCAAGTTACATTGGATCGTGTCATTGTTGAAAAGCCTATTGCAGCAGGTGTTGCTATGCTTGCTGCAGCTAACCTAGGTAATGAATTTAATGGTACAACTGAACTTGATCCTGCTCTTCGCAACAGATTTTCATTGGGTGCATTTGTCCCTGATCCAGAGTCCTGGATTGAATATGCATTACAAAACGGTGTTCATCCTGATGTCATTGACTTTGTTAAAGTTAATGCAACTGGCAAACAAGAAAGTGGTGGATTCAATGCATTCTACCAAGTGCCAAATGGACCACAAGACCAAGCATTTGTAACACCTCGTTCACTTGTAGCGTTTTCAACAGACTATAGAGCAATTCACGAGATGTATGACAAGAAAGTTGAAAAAGGTGAGAAACCAGATCCAGATTTTTATTTAAAGGCAACAGAGACAAAAGCTGCACAACGTTGCGGTATTCCATGGGGTGCTGCTTTTGCTACATTTGTACGCAACATGGCATTGTTTGATTTGGATGATCTTGCATACAAAACTGAAACTCAATCCATTGACGATTTAGCCAAAGATCCAAAAACTGGTACCATCAACATCTCAACAACCAACAGCTACATCAGCTTTGTGGGTCGTGCACTGTTGTATAATTTGAGACCAGATGTAAGATACACACCTGAAGGCATTAAAGATTTAATGAGTCTCAGCAGAATTTTACCTAAATTCAGATCAGAGGGCATTGGACAGATTCGCAGCACTCTCAAGGTGGCTCATCCAGGCGGCTTACTGAATGGTAAGATCGTTGCAGAAGGTGGTGATTTTATGAGCAGGTTCTTGGTGGAAGAAGAGAAGAGATACAACGGTCTCAAGTCTGCTGCTGCACAGCTCAAAATGGGCAATGAAGCGCAAATTGGTGCATTCATCAGAGGCATGTATGCCAATGCTAAACTAGATGAACAAGAAATAGAAAAAGCTTTAGATACTTTCAAAAATTTCTTGAGTCGCAACAAAGGAGATGGTGCCAAGTCATTTGATGATCTTAATGTAGTTATACCTGGTGTATTGCCTGCAGATGCTTGTTTCAGCATCAATGATACCATCAGTACCAGTCTCAGTGGAGCCGCTAGCATTGCTAAAGGCCGTCGCCGCGCAGCAACAAAATTCAGCACTTTTGGTTGATACAACTATAAATAAACATATGACATCTCTCAGACGCATATTCGAAGAGTACAAGTATAACAATACTTTACCAACAAATGAACAAATGATTGCATTACGCAATTCTTCATTCTCTAATGCTGTACATGCATTGTATGAAGAGCGTGAAATCAAAACCTTTGTTTTTGATAAACTACTCAAAGAAGCATACAGCAAGCAAGGATCCAAGAAGAAAAAGAAACAATCAACAGAATCCAACTATCTTGGAATCAGTTCTCCGTTTTCTTCCAAAGACAAGCAATTCATTGGTAAATTATACCGTGGCACCATTGCCTATTTTAACTTGGATGCTAGCAAAAACAAGAAAGCTGTTACTGACATCAGCACTATTATACAAAGATTGCTCAGCATCATTACAAGAGCTGGTCCGAAGAAGCTTTCTCCAATTGCCAAAGCCCATTTGACAGGTGTTGTTTCAGACAGTTTAAATATTGGTCAAATGATTTTCTTGCTGGGCATGGCTGCTAGTTGATAAAAAGATTCAAAGCTTGTAAAAGTTTTTCTGGCATGCTTGTCATTGTATGGCGGCATGCCATTTTCTTGTCTTAATTTTGCAAAGAAAGCAGCATTGTTGCCTGGTATCTCTTTGCCATACTCTGACTTGATTTGTTTCAAGTGTGCGCTATCCACTTGAATCCAATTGTCTGCATCATTGTAAAAATACAAAGCATCTTCAATCTCATCAGGTGAAATGGGTTTGAGTTTCAGTTGCAGAGGCTTGTATACTATTGTTGGACTGCCACTTACATACAACACTTCAAATTCAGGCAAGTAATACAATGCATCATCATCTGGTTTTTTTCTTGCGTATTTGCTCATTTTTTCCACTGCACTCTGGCAGCCCCTTTCTTTTTATACATTTTGGTTTTGATTTTTTTGCACTGTTGATGAGTGGGCCTGCATGCAGGATATGAACCTTTGGATGTGTTGTCTCTGCCACATGGTCCACCAGTCTTGCAGTTGATCCAACCTTTGAATTTTTTACCAGTCTTGGCATCGCGATGGCCTTTGAACCAATCACGCAGATTTTCAGTAAAGAATTCTTCAAAGGTTTTCATTTGATTTTACCTTTGCGTTTGCGGCATCGTGCAATGTATCCACTGGCATATGCACTGGGAAATACACTGTATTTAGTTTTTGCTTTCTTGTAGCAAGCATCTTTCTTTTCCAAGATGACTTGTTGATACAATTGTTCAAAAGTTTTCATTTTTTAGCTGCAGCTACTTTAGCACCAACCTTTTTCTCCCAACCAGAAACTTTGCCATCTTTGTTGCGATCAGCTTTTTTAGCATTGAATTCTTCTTCTTCTGATTTTTTGACCATGACCTTTTTCTTTTTAGATTCAGTGAGCTCAACAACCTTGCGACCCAAGTGACGTAAGATGGTCATAGCTTTGTCGCGAGTATAAGGATCCTTTAGATGCTCACATACAAATGACATTTTATCAGCAATGTCATTGATGGTTGTTTCAACAATGGGCTCCGCATTCTCTGCAAGCAATGCCATGTAGATGTCATGGAATGTAGACTCTTTGGCCATCTTTTTGGATGATTTTTTGAGTTTGTTTGTAGCAACTTTGTTGTGTTTGTTGGAACGTGCTGTTGTTGCATGTTTTTTGTATACTGAATGCATAATGTTTATATTTATGTTGCAGATGCTTAAATACGCATATGACTACACAATTCGATGCACTTTTTGAGCAGTTGATGCACAATGCAGAAAACATCTTTGAAGAAGGCAAAGGTGCAAGGTGCACCAAAGTGACTGGCCAACAATCTTCAACTCGCAACGATAAAAAATATATGCGTTGTGCTCGTGTAGATGGCAAGCTGAAACGTGTACATTATGGTGATCCCAATTTGAGAATCAAAAAATCCAATGCAAAGAAGAGAAAGTCTTTTAGAGCACGTCACAAATGCTCCAGTGCCAAGCCTGGAACTGCAAAATATTTTTCCTGCAAGAATTGGTGACTCTTGTAATTATGCAACATGCATTGAATAAATAATAACATGGCAAGCAATTTTACATACGAACTTCGCGATTCAACAGCATACAATCCATCTTTGCTGGGTACATCTCTTTCTGCAATTGACAATTCCATTGATGTCCGTTCATTTGGCACAGTAGGTGGCAAACAAGTAGTTGCAGTTCTTTATAACACTCTCACAAATCCTTTCAGTGGCAAACAGACTCTATCTGCAGGCAGTGGATTCAGTATCCGAGTTAGCACCAGTTATAACACTCGCCAAATTGCACTTGAATATTTAGACCGTTCTACCTCACTAGTGACATTGACAACTGCATTCAGTACATCCACTGTTCAGAATGTAACTGCTGCAACATTCATAAATGCTGAGGTTAGTCCGCGTACCCGACGCTTGTTGTTGCTTGGATACGTTTAAGCATTGGCATAATGGCCAAGTCTTTGGCTTTTAATTCTACTTCATAATCCACAGGCTTGCCATAATCCACTGGCAAGCCTGTTGCATAATCAGCATGTGACCTGGTGCCATTGATGCCTTCACTGTAATGAAAAACAGGCCTGCATGGCCAAGTTGAGTGAGCCATTTCAAATGCTTCTGCATGAGGCATTGCATCTCTTATCATGGTATGGTGCAAAGTATCATATGTCACCGGAATATTTGCAGCCTTGTAAAAGTATTTGTATAAATTGCTGATGGTCCACAATCCATTTTTATTGTCATTGACTTCTAATACCAGTCGCTTTTTGACAGCATCAGAACATTTGTCCAAGTTGGCAAGAAATACATCTGCAAGTTGTTGTGCATCACCTTGTTTGCGAACATGAATGTTGAAAGGTGATTCATGAGATTCAGGCAATTGCAGCAATTTGAACACCAGTGCATGCATCTCCAAATCACGAATGCTGTTGGCAATGATTCGCTCATTGTCACTGGTCAATGAAATGAACTCTGGAGGATGTGAACTGGTCCTCATGTTGGTGCTTTTGATGGCTTGCTTGGCAACATTGATGCTGTTGTAAATGTCTTGAGCATCTGCAAAATCATCAATGCTGAGTTGAACATCAGGATGATTGATGACTGGTATCAAATCAGATGAAAGTCTGTACCTTTTGATGCCCAATGCTGCACAGTGATGCACAGTGGCAGCAACAACATTGAAATTGTTTTGAATGCGTTTGCTCAATGTCTGCATGGCTTGTTGTCGCGGCAGTTTGACAAACTGAGTGTAAGTCATAGTTTGAAAATTTATGTCTCTTTCTTTGAGCATCAGTGACATGCAACACAGTCCTAAATCGTAATTCATCATACAATACATTACATTGTTTCCCATGAACAATCAACAAAAAAGGAGCCAGTATTTCTACTGGCTCCAACATGGTTTTGTGTTGCTAAGCGGCGCAACAAACTATTGCTTGGGCATCTTGATGTGACTGTATTCAGTGTTGCTCAGTGCACCATGCAACAATGTCTCACTGGAAACTCTCTCTGGATTGATGTCAATGCCACCACGACGAGCATACAAACAAAATACACTCAATTCTTGTGGCACAAGAGCATCACTGAGCCTCTTGTAAAGAGTTTCACAAATTTCTTCATGAAAGTGACATTCATCACGGAATGAGATGATGTATTTCAAAAGCGATTCAGGTGTAGCTGTTTTGTTGCCTTTGTAATGAATGAATACATCACCCCAGTCTGGCTGAGAAGTTACGCGACAATTGCTCTTGAGCAATGCACTATGATATTTAAATGATGTTGGTGCATCAATGTCTTGCACTTCAAGAAGCCCTGGCGTCTCTTGATAAACTGTTACTTTACCTGGATTGTATTCATCTTCAAGGGTAACAGTACTTTCATCAAAATATTCATCATAAATGTTGCTCTGATCTGCAACAACATCTGCATTGGAATGAATTGCTACTTGCACTTCAGTCTCCAAGAGTTCACCAAGATCTTTTTGTGCAAGATCTGCAATCTTTTGACGAACTTCTTCCTGAGTTGCACCCAGCTTGGTCATATTGAATGAGTTGAAGTAGAGCTTCAATGACTTGGATTCAACAATGTATTTGCTGGAGCAAGGATATACAATTTTACCAATGCCAACAACAGGAACTCCACTGTTGGTAAGAGCAGATACTTCATAAGCATTCCATGTATCATTGCCATAAAATGGCAATGCATCATCTTGAATGTTGAGATGTTTGCGATTGTTGCTGCGTGGTTCTCTCACTAATAATGATGCATCATATTGTGATTTATATTCTGAGGATTTGCCCAGATGAACGTTGATGTTGCTGTTGTCTAGTTGTTGTAGTGCCATAATTTATTTGATTGTATCTTGGATAATCTGCATGCGCTGCTCAACATTGCCATGCAGTTTAATAGTTTTATTTTTGAATTGTTCTTGAGCTAAAATATGGTTCATCATGTTGCAGATTTCATTTCTAAAATCTGCATCTTCAGACCTTTCTCCATCCTTGACCAGCTCAAAATCTGGTACGCAATGGAATATAATGTCTAGTTTTGATGCCAACATTTTTCCAACATTGAATGCATAATCCACAACCCAGCTCTCCACTTGACCTTTGCTGGCAAGCCAACTGGTATAAACAATGCCATCAATGATGCATCTGTCCATGATGACATTGCTCTTGTACTTGAGTGAGTTGATGATGTGCTGATTAACAATCAACGTCTGCGTTGCATTGTTGCCATATTCATTGATGGGAACTTTGTATTTGCGTTTGACTAATCTGGTTACTTCTTCTACATATTTGAATCGTTTGCCATAATGTTGTTGACATTGAGCAAGCAATGTACTTTTGCCCGTGGACTGTGCACCTGTAAAACTAATGATCATAAATTATAGTAGTGTATTTAGCAGTGTAATCCACTGCTTTATTGATTGCTTTTTAAGTTTGTCAATGACTTGATCCACTGTTTTGCATTCAACTATTTTAACTGCATCATGCAACACAATGGGACCTGCATCCACTTGTGCAGTGACGCGATGAATAACAGTGCCTGAATGAGTCAATTTCATGTCAAATGCTTTTTGTTGTGGATCTTTGCCTTTGAGTTCTGGATACTTGACAATGTCACCAGGATGCCCATTGTAAATCTGATATTTGAGACATGTAGCAGCAGGAATAATTTTGAGCCAACCATGACAAGTTACAATGCAATCTTGAGATGCAATGCTGTATGCATTCAAAATGTCATTGTAGAACTTGTCATCATTTTTAAATCCTCTGGCTTTGACATAATTCTTGCAATCAAATTGATGAAAATCAATGTCTTGACTGCTGTTGGTAATGATCAAGTCAGGAGATCTTTTGAGTTGTTGACAAATGGCTCTCAACTCACTGCCTGATTGTGAAAATAAAGCTACCCAGCGTTGTTTTTTATTCATAACGTACATTCAATGTTTAATATGCCCACTCTGCATCACCAAGCAACTCATCAGAATCAGTCCACCACTCATCCCACTGTTCATTGGTTGCTACTTTCCAAGGTGGAATAGTTTTAGCAGCATTTTCGCCTGTCAATGATACAGGCAGCCATTTGATTCTGTTATTAGGGTAAATAGCAAATTGACCATTGCTGAGTTTAATGAAGTTGGCTTCTTTGTGTTCTTGCATCAATTCAACATCTCCAATGTCAATGTATCCAATGGTTTGTTGGTCAGGCAAATAGTCCACAGTGAAGCAATAATGTCCCACTGCAGGTTTGCAACCTTTGCCCATGTTGATGATGCAAGGAACATCAGCCAGTTGTGACTTTTGCCACAACTCTACTGAGCCAGACAAACATTCCCACATCTGAACTTTGTGTAAAGGCAATGCATCATGATCTGCATCTGGCTTGTACCAGTACAGACATTGAGGAGGAATTTTATCATAACAAGCTGCATACTTGTCAACCCACACCTGAAAACAAAATGGCTTGTTGCGCAGCGCTCTCACTGATACCAGCCATGCTGGTTCAAATTCATTTTCACTCATGCCAAAAGCATCGCCTCTGACATATACTCGCATTTTAGGTAAATTAATGTTTCTCATAATGTAATTGGTACTTACTCACCAGCAACAATTTTGCCAAACTGTTTGATGTTGTAATGCATATCATCCAGCTGATCATCACTCATTTCATAATCAATGAGCTCATGCAGCTTTTGTTGTGGCTTGAAGTTGAGTCCAAACTCACCACTGTATCTATAGCCTTTGATGGCTGCAACAACAGGATTGCTGGTATCGCAAGAGTAAATGCTCTTGATGTTGTTTTGCACATAGAATCTAAATTCTTTGGCAAGAGAGCATCCCAACAAATGATGAGGTTTATTATGATTCCAAAAACCATCAACAATGAGCTGTTTTACCAGACGTTGACGTCCAGTGCACTGTCTCTCAAGTTTTGTTGCACCTGTGCCAGTGTACTCATAGTATGACAAGTCAAAGCTCAATGCTAAATAATCAGCCTTGCTGCTCATGTATTTGTAACACTCAGACAATTCATTGTATGTCTTGCCCTGCACTACACCAATGCGCACACCAGGTGGCACGATCATTTGCAAAAAGTCATCAAACATGCTGCATGTAGCATATCCTTCTTCAAGCTTGTCAGGTACAACATAATAAGTTGGCTGCAGTTGCTCAATCCATTTGATGAATGACTCAGCATTGTATGCAGTTCCTAGTTCAAAGATGCTGTTGTCCAACAAAACATCCTTGCCACACGCAATTGCTGTTTTGAAAAAGTTGAGATATTCTGGATGTTGATCCAGCAAATGAACTAAACAATATTCATAATCATTGTATTCATACAATGCATTGAGTTGACTTATGGGTGCTTCATGAGCTCGTCTGATTATCATACTCTAATATAATACCACTCTGTATTGTTTCAACAACATAAATAAAAATATGTTACCATTTAGAACCAAAGTCGGAGGATTGCTGGCTGCAGCAAGTGACACATTTGATCGCATCACCAGTGTTGCCAAAGGCATCATGTGCATTCCTTCATTGTTCAGTAGTTTTGCATCCACTGTTGCAACTACCAATTTGCTGGGGGTTGCTGCACAAGCTGCAGCTCAGCTAGCCAGTGCAGTGGCAGGCATGGTATTGTCTGCTGTTCAAGATGCAGTCAATCAAGTGTTGGGTGCAGCTGCTGCACTCATCAATCAACAGCTCAAGCTGATTCAGGAGTTGTTTGCAACTCTCAATGACATCAAACAGTTTTTAGCCAGCATTGATGACAAAGCTGCTGAAGCATTGGATTACATCAAGAATCAAGAAAACTGCAAATTTGCAGCTGGTAATCTTTTGTCTTGTGTCATCAACAGTGTAGCAAATCTCAGCCCAAAAAATCTTGGCAGCCAGTTGACATCGTTGAACAATGTGACAGGTAAAATAAATAGCATTGCAGATAACATTACCAGCAAAATAACACAAGTTGGCAGCAAAGCCAATGTTGTAACCAACTTCATTGACAGCAATCTCAATGCATTGGACAAAGCTAGAAAATCAATTGCAATTCAAAACATGTAACATGGAATCACTTCAAAATCCTCACACAGAAAAATACTATGGACTGACACGTGGTGTTGTAGTTCAAAACAATGATCCACAGCGTCGTGGATGCGTCAAAATTTTGACACAAGCTTCATACCCCAACATGTACAGCTTGTTTGCTGACAAATCATCACCACAGAATGAATCCATCATTGTAAATTTTCCTGCAACTGCAGGAGGCGGCAACATCAACAGAGAACAATTTGAGGAAATCAAAAAGAAACTGCCATGGGGTGAACAAGCATCTCCTTTGATTGGTCCAGGATCTGCAGGTTCATTGCAACACAGCAATGATGCATCCACCTCCAGTGGTCAGTTCAATGATGCTAAATATGGTGATGCAGGCAGTACATCTGATGTTAAAACCAATGCTGATGATGTAGGACAAAAAACCAGCAGCATTTTAGCCAAGCAAAATCCTGACAGTGAATATCAAGTGGTTGACTATTTTGAAGCTGCACAAGGAGCACGTGGTCAACCCATTCGCAAAGTCAATGCATTTGGTCGCATGTATTATCCCAACCCACATGGCAACTCTACTGGTGGTACCATGAGCGTTCCCAATGTAGGTGCTCATGTGTGGTGCAGTTTTGAAGGTGGTGACATGCAAAGACCTGTTTATTTTGCATTCAGTTATGGTGCTGCAGATTGGTCTTCTGTATCCACTGATTATGGTTTGACGCCAGGTGTGGATTATCCTGGTGCATATGAAAACAATGAAGCAGAAGATGTAGACAAAATCAAACGTGGTGGATACACTGTTGCTAGTCCTGGAGGCAGCATCAGCATCAGTGATACAGATCATTTTCGCAAAGTCAACATCACACATCATGGTGGTTCATTTTTAGAATTCAACAATGATGTTACATCTTTGTTCAGCAATACACATCAACAAATTCTGGTCAATGGTGACCAATATGAGTCTATAAACTTTGCAAAAAATACAGGCATCAAAAAAGACTACAACTTGTATGTGGATGAAACACATTATTTGCGTGTAGGATTGGGCAGTGGTGTTGCTGGTGCACTCAAAGAATGGAAAGACAAATATGCACCAACTGCATATGCACGTGCAGGCTTCAGCACACAACGAGTGACACCTCCTGAGCAGTCCAATGCATTGACACCTGGCACTTCCAACAAACAAGCCAAAGGAACTGCTGCAGCATATCCTGCTTTGGGTTCCAATCCCACTGCACTCAACTATGGTGCTGCAGCCCCTCCTGGTCCTCTGGTAGTCAACAACAGCACCAACAATGTAACCAACAACTCTTATGCTGCTGGTGCTGCTGCTGCAGCTGCTGGTGCCAAGCCAGAACCAGTGGAGTTGACTCCTGAAACCATTGTCAATGCTGCTGGTGTCAATGGCTCTGGCAACTACAGTGGCAATGGTGAATCATCTCCATCATCACAAGGTGGTGATTGGGAGCCCAATGATGCATACAGCAATGCATCCAACATGGAGAAAGACATTGCAACTGACTTGGCCAAAATAGAGAAAAAATTGGGCATGGGTGGAGATTACATTGTGGAAGTCACCAGACACAAAATAGAAGTAATTGGTCAATCATTCAACAACTTTCCAGGTGTTCGCATTGATGATGCAGGACGAGCCAGCCAAAATGAGATGCTCATTTCATCAGGTGCACCATTTGCAGGATACAAACAACACAAACATGCAGAGCCCATACAATCAGCTTTCCCTTGTGGCAATTACAATCTAACCATTGGTAATCAATTCAGTGTAACAGTGGGGAGCGGTGGAATAAACATGCAGACAACAGGGCAATGCAACATTGGCGGAGCCATGGTCACAGTTGCTGGTGCTCACCAAACAGTCATTGGCAGTGGCGGTGATTTGAAACTTACAGCAGCTGGAGCATTGGAAATTTCAGCCAGTGTTCTGACTTTGAGACAAAGCAACAACAAACAAGTATTCATTGGCAGCAGCATGGGCGTCAAAAACAATCTCATTGTTGGTGGTGGTGCACACATTGAAGGTGAACTGTTTGTCAATCACATTACAGCACCACTGGAAATGCAACAAACTCAATTGACAACTTGCTTTGGTCAACTGGTAGCAGGTACTGTTATAGGCATAGACTCCATGGGCGGCAGTGTTGTAGCACGTGCAACACCCAATGCAGTTCAGCTGTATGATCACAGCCATGTATTTGTCAATGTGCCACTCACATTGGTAGGCAACCCAGCTGCAGTCAGAAGTGCTGCAGCTGGGTTGAACAAAGGTGATGTACCAGCAGCTGCCAGTGCACCAACGCATGGCAGCAAAGCTTAAATGATGGCATCCACCAAACCATATTCCAGGCACTGGTCAGCACTCAACCAAATGTCACTTTTCAGAATCTCATCAATTTTCTTGGTGTTGATTTTGCTGTATTTTTTGTAGATGTTGCGAATGACTTCCATGAACTGACGAGCATTCTTGATGTCATCTTCCATCTCCACCATTTTGCCACCTGCTTCAGCACTCAATTGATGAATCAACATGAATGAAAATTTGCCCATGCTGCGTTGTTTGCACATGCAAGAAATGAGCGTTGCAGCACTGGCTGCACTGCCTTCTACAATGGAGTGAACATTGCATTTGAGATCCCTGATGGTATCAATGACTGCAAATGCTGCAAGCACTGAACCACCAAAGGAGTTGATGCGCAAGTTGATGGTGGGTGTACCAACACCAGAATGTGCTGATGACAACTGCTTGTCCAACTTCCTCAATTCAACATTGAGGGCCAAACATGGCTCAAAATCAATGTCACTGTAAAACCAAACGTTGTTGTCAACCACTCTCAGAAATTCGCTGTCAGAATCTTCTGATGCGCCCAACGGTGTGTTATTATTAAGCATGTATTATATTATTTAAATTGTTGCTGAAATCAACTCAAAAGTCATCATCCAGTGCACCTGCAGACTGATAATCAATGACTCTGCTCTCAAAAAAGTTTTTGGCTTTGATGAGATCTTGAACTTCAGACAAGAAGTCAAAAGGATTTTTATCATTGGCAAATCTAAACTTCATGCCAACATTTTCCAGACGTCTGTTGCCAATGTATTGCATGTATTCAATGAACATATCAGCATTGAGACCCAATACACCTTGAGCCAATACATCTTTGGCATATGCAATTTCAAGTTCTACAGCTTCTTTGAGATAAGCAGTCAACTCTTGCTCAAATTCATCATCCCATACATCTGGATATTGTTCCCTGACTTTGTTGATGAGTGCTGTACCAAACTGAATGTGCAGAGATTCATCACGCAAAGTGTATTCAATTTGTTCACCAATGCCTGGAATTTTATGTTTGAGTGCCAACAGCATGGCAAAGCCACTGAAAAAGAAAGTACCTTCGCATACAACCCAATACAAGAATGCAGCTTTGGTAATGGCTTTGCGACCTTGCGTTGTTGATGCATCAACATCTTTGTTGATGGTTTTTGTTACTCTCATTAAAAAGTCATCTTTGGCTTTGATGCTGGGAATGTTGTTGTGAGCTTCATACACATCATTGATGTCCAGTTTGAGACTATCACAAATGTATACTACTGTATCATTGTGCAAACACTCTTCCCAGATTTGACGAGCCATGTATTGACGACACTCTGGATCTGTAATGTGTTTGAACATGGTGACCAAGTTGTTGCCCACCAATGATTCAGAACCAGCAAAGAACCCCAAGCAACGTTTAACCACTTGCTTTTCAGCTTCAGACAATACATCAGATTTCCAATTCATAATGTCCCTGGTCATTGGAATGTCTTCAGGATTCCAGTGATTGTTTTTGCCTTTGCGGTACAATTCCCATGCCCACAAGTTTTTATGTGGAAGAATTTGATTGACCCCTTCTGAATTTTTACCAAAGATTTCGCCTGTTTTCATATTTGTATTGTATTTACCAGATGCTAAATGCTGTTGTTGCAGAAACTACTTATTTTTTTGCACAAGTTTTCAAAGTCTTCAGCGCATTGTTGTTCAACTTTATGAGCATTGATATGCAGCAAATGCAACAGTGACACAGGCACCATGCATTGAATTACATCCAAACAATCCATGTTGCTGTTTGCATCTTTGGTAGTGTGAATAAGTTGGTGCTGCTCACCTGTTGTCAAGTGAGCCAGCATCCACTGTTTGCTCATGCGAGGCATGTTCCAGGCTGGATTCTTCATTGGCAACTTTCACATGTTGGATCATTGACCATGCAAGCTTTGAGACCTTGAGTCTCTCCCAAATCCTCAATGGAGCTGATGTTTGTTTCAGCAGCCTTGGAGGTTACTGAAGCTTTCTCAATATCACTGGCTCCCTTGTTTCTCAGGTAGTATGTAGTTTTCATTCCCAATGCCCATGCATGCATATACAAATCATGCAAGTGTTTGAGGCTGGTTTTGTCATTGAACAAGTTGACTGACATTGCTTGATCAATCCATTTGCCACGCATTGCAGCTGCAGTCAGCAATTTGAACTGATCCACTTGAAATGCAGTCTTGTATTTTTCTTGCAACATCAACTTCTCTGCAAATGTAATGTTGGTGAGCTGAGCAACATCACCATTGACACGTTTGACTTCATTGAGCATCTCATAGTTCCAGAGTCCCAACTTTTTCAGATCATTGACAAATGCTTCATTGATGATGGTAAAGTCTCCACTCAAAGATGAACCAACATAGATGTTGCTGAAATAAGGCTCTGTACAGCTGCTGCATCCTACAATGTTGCTGATGGTTGCAGTGGGTGCAATGGCCATGACGTTGCTGTTGCGCATGCCATGATCAGCAACATGTTCACGAACTTGCATCCACTGCGGCAATGTTTCTTTGCCCAATGGCATAGATGCATCACCATTGCTGCGAGCTGCAGCAAGGTTGTTGTATGAATCAACAGGGAAGATGTTTTGACTCCACAATGAACCTTGGTAAGTGCTGTATGCACCACGCTCTTGAGACAGCTTGGAGCTGGACCAAATGGCATGCATGGACATGAACTCATACAGTTTGTCACTCATGTCCACTGCTGCATCACTGTCATAGTTGATGTCAAGAGCATAAAACAAGTCATGCCAACCCATGCTGCCCAGTCCTACAGGACGATGCTTGATGTTGGAAATTTTGGCTTCTTGAGTAGGATAAAAATTGATGTCGATGACATTGTCAAGCATGCGAGTTGCAACACGAATGGTATCTGCAAGCAAGGGCCAGTCAATTTCAACTATGCCATCAACAATTTTTGTGTGCCTGCCAACATTGACTGAACCCAAGTTGCATACAGCTGTTTCACCATATGTCTTGATTTGCCTGTCATTGTTGTTTTCAAACAGTGTAGGTTTGTTGTGCAGAGTAATTTCTGTGCAAAGATTGCTGCTGTGAACCACACCTTCATGTTGATTGGTGTACCGAATGTTGCATGCATCTTTCCATGTCATCCAAGGATGACCAGTCTCAAACAACATCTTGAGCATCTTCTTCCAAAGTTCTTTGGCAGACACTTCTTTGAACAAGCGCATTTCTCCACGTTTGCCTTTGTCAACATACTCCCAATACTTTTGCTCAAAAGCTGCACCAAACAACTCATGCAACTCAGGTGCTTCATCGGGGCTCATGAGATACCAAGGCGCATCATTGCGCACTTGATTCATAAACAAGTCTGGAATCCAGTTGGCTGTATTCAAGTCATGGCAGCGGCGACGTTCATCACCAGTATTCTTTTTGAGCTCCAAAAAGTCTTCAACATCATAATGCCATGTCTCCAGATAACCACATCCTGCGCCACGACGTTTGCCGCTCTGATTGATGGCTACCAGCATGTCATTGAACATCTTCCAAATGTAAACTGAACCTTGAGTCCTGCCTCCTGTAGAAGCAATGACAGCATTGCCTGCGCGGAATGGAGTAAAGTCCATGCCCAGTCCACCTGCAAATTTGCTCTTTTGAGCTTCTTGGTGCAAGCCATCAAAAATGCCTTCCAAGGAATCTTCAAATGTATTCAAAAAGCAGCTGCTCAACTGATTGCGTACTCCACCTGCATTGAACAATGTTGGTGTGCTGGTCATGTATCGGAATGAGCTCAAAACTTTGTAAAACTCAATGGAGCTTTTGGTGCGATCCTCTGGCTTTTCAGCCAATGCAAGTCCCATGGCCACGCGCATGAGCCAAGATTGTGGTGACTCAACAATGACACCATCAATGCGGTAAAAATATCGGTCATTGACAGTCTGCAAACCTCTGTATGGGAACAAGTAATCATTATCCAACTGCAATGCATTGCTCAATGCTTTCAAGTCATATTTGAGCAGTTCTTTGTTGATGATGCCTGCTTTGGTCAGTTTCTTCAAGTTGGTGATGAATGATTTGCGATACTGCAATTCAAATGCATCACTATCCACACCTTCTCCAAACACTTCTTTGTATACATTGCCCAGCAAAAGTCTAGCAGCTACATAGTTGTATTGTGGTTCTTGTTCAATGAGGGCTCGTGCAGACTTGATGAGTGCTTCATCAATTTCTTTGGATTTGATGCCATCATACAATTTGAGTGTTGCATTGTATACAATTTGCTTTGGATCTGTAAAGTCCAATCCTTTGCATGCACGCTTGGCGCAATTGAGGACTTTCTTATCACTAAATTCTTCTGTTTTGCCGCTTCTTTTTTGGACTTTGGTTACGCTCATGTTTAAAATATAATGGGAAAAATTTGTTTATCAAGTTAGTTTACTGCAATTGTACAAATTAATGCACCTGATGGAACACGATATGTTGACATATGCATGCGGCCTTGAGTATCTTTAATTGATACTGTTACAATGTCTTGTGAGATGTTGGGAGACCCTACTATGTCACCTTTGCATGTTACAGTGGTGATGCTGGCCATGCTTTGTGCATTGTATACAGTAAATTTGTTGCTACCAGTGATAGCTGCAGTGTATTGTTTGTTATTCATGCTGTCTGAGCATATTTATGTATGATTTTACATCATCATCAGTTTGAATTGCAGAAAATACACCTACATTTTCCAGTGAATCAATGGGACTATCTTTGTTGTTGCTCAAAATTTTTCTGGTGGTGGATTCTGAAACAGGTGTTTCAATATGAGTAGCATTGAGCAGTTTTCTGATCTCATTGATGCTGTATCCACGTTTGAGTAAGCTTTTGGCTTGTTTGCATGTATATGTCTCATGCAAAGTAGCTTCATCTCCTGCTTCTGATACTTTCTTTTCGTAATAATCTTTGTTGATTACTACTGTTTTGCCTGTGATGATGCACGCAAGCTTGAACGTGGTTTTTTCTTTTTCTTTGTTGGCCATGCTACAGATGTTTGTATAGGTGCATTATAACCGTTGTTACCAAGAAATCTACTGCCTTGTGGCATTTTAGGTTTGGAAGAGATGGATTGTGGTTGATTGTACAGTGGCCCACGTCCTCTGCGCGCATACTCTGAATCTTGCATGTAAAATGTTTCAAAGAATGTAGCAAAATTAATCATTTTTTGTTTCATCCTTTTCACTGCCAGGCATATAATTTTGTGGATTTTTAGCAAATCCTTTGGCTAATTTGACAATGCCAGTGAGCAGTTCAGGGCTCACTACTCCAACTACACCATATACAATTGCTTTGGTAAAGCTGGCCATCTCCACTTGCTCCAAAACAAACCAAGATATACCAGAGCATATGGATGCAGCTACAATGTTTCTGAAAAATTCAATGATGCTGATTTTTTTGCCGCTTGCGAGAATGCGCGCAGTCATGCCCAATATGCCAATGAGGCTCACAATCCAGCCACCACTGAGAAATTCACGCAAAAGATTCTTATCATCCATGTGGATATTTATTCAGAGCCAAAAGCAGCCGCACACAAAAATACTACTTTTGATAAAATACTAATGTCCAAAGGCTGTAATGGTGTGTTCAAAGGGATTACCTTCAATGTTTTTAACAAGATCCAGCATAGTAGCAGCAATGTCTCTAATCTCTTTCTGTGCATCTGGCTTGTTGTGCAATGCTAACATGTGGTGAAAACTTCTCCAATTGAAAGAGATATTTTAAGATAGAAACATCTCAAAAATATCTTAACATTATCACAAATTTAGTCAACATTAAGTTGTCCAAACTAGACTACGTGGAAGTATTGTGACATTCTAGTTCTAGCCAAGGTGGGATTCGAACCCACACAACTCGGTTTTTGAGACCGATACGTATACCGTTCCGTCACTTGGCCATTTGGTACTCCAGGCCGGGTTCGAACCGACAACCGCGGCCCAATCTAGGCCATACGAAAGGTATAAGCTTTCCGCTCTGCCAATTGAGCTACTGGAGCATTTGAAAATTGCTGGTGTTTAATGTGGTTATCCAGCACCACTTTGACTCTATCTGCCTTCTACGAATGCGTACAATTCGTCTGCATAAGCAATGATGTCTTGTGTTTTTGGTTTGAGCTCATTGATGAGCTCAACTTTAAACGGTTCACTGCTACGAACTGCATTATCGCGATGTGCGCTTATCTTTTCGTGGTATTGATTCATAATAGCGTTATGTGCCATACCAAGAACATCTAGTCTAACTTCGTATGCATTTTTGTTCATGTGTGTGTTTGTTTCCTTTCTATCTCTTGCGAGAAAAATGACTGACGGTTTCGACGACTCCTACAAACGTATTCTGTATTTTCTAGAACGCCTATTCAGCAACGGCATACAGAATTGGTGGCCGAAATTAATGCAATGTGAAGAGACTGCTCAAAGGTATTATGACTAGTCGTCCAGGCATCTTCGCGTTACCATATTACGCGTTTACATTGCAAATTAGTGTGGGTGAGATTCCTGACTACTCACAAGTCTACAATTGCGTCGGATTATTCAGCCAGCATCCAGTGAGTCAATTACTCTCACTGTTAATGATGCAAAGGAATGGTTACCTTCAAGACAATACAGCCATCAGTTATGATTACGATTTGTTGTCTTCTTACGTCACCAAGATTAGGCCAATCTTGGCTATTTCAGCTTTATCCGGCACAACATACTCAACCTACTTGGCGTCTTTACAGACGTTGCATAGTGCATTATGGACTGGCTGTCCATTGTTCTGCCACCACGGAATTTTTCAAAGATCAATGAGCTTTTGTTTGCTCTGCAATAACTTAACACCTGAGCCAATGTTTGCAACTAGTTTTTGTAAATATCAACAATGTTGAAGTTGAGATTTGGACCTTTGACAAACATATCAGATGCAACTTTGTTGAGCTTAATTGCAGCTCCTGCACCTACAACAGTGCGCTTGTGAGTTGCAGCAGCAGTAGCAGCATTGAAGATGTCATACAAATTGTGGTTGGTAGCAACCAGTTTCTTCTGATTGGCATTGAAGCCTTTGTTGAGATTGATGCCTTTGCGAGCATAATCAGCAACAGTGTCAGTGTATTGTGGAAATTCTTGCAACAAGTTGAAGCCGCGAGATGTATCTTCTTGTGAACCAAACGCATTTGCTACAGCTTGCAACTCAGCAAAGCTGGCGCGCGCATCTTTGAGAGCATCAACACGAGGCTTGATGCCACGCGCAAAAGCATCATTGGCACTGAATTTGAGATATTGCTTGCCAACATCGCCAATGGTATTGAGACGATAACCAACAGCTTCTTTGGTGGTCATGCCATTGGTACAAATGAGACGCAAAAAGAAGTTGCTGAATTGATTGGCTGAACGACCAATGTTGATGCTGGTACCAAACTTCCAGTCATCCCCTGCGCCCAATTGCACATCATGTGCATGAGATGTTTCAACAATGACTTGACAGCGGCCATCATTGAACCAAATGTTGTGAAATTCATTGTTGCTGCTGTTGATGGCATCAGCAAGTTTATCAATGTCTTTGTCAAAGTTGAGCTGTTCAACAGTGAGAGCATCTTTGCAGAGTGTAGCAACTGTATTATCAGCGCGAACAATGCAGCCAAACTTTTTCTGCTGACTGATGCTGTCCAATGCTTGACGAATGGTATTCCAATTTTCAGTTGGGTTCTGCATGATTTCGTTGGACAAGTTGTGACGAATACCCAGAGTATTCATGATGTCTTCAACTTTGTTGAAACGGTATTCATTGTTGATGATGAGACTGTTGCCTTGCGCTTCAACATTGCGAGTTGTAAAAGGAACAATGCGATGACTTTTAACGACGTTTTTGACTTGTTCAATGGCTTGTGTATTCATTTGTGTGTGTATTTTTTCTTAATTACCCATTACATTACGCTCTTTTTTAAATTGTGCAACTAAAAATAAAGTTTCCGGAACTGCATGGTGAGGAGTGAAGGTAACGCTCCTTCTTCTCTGGCGTGTCGAACCAGTGCATTGCTTCTATACTAACCCCTCATGTTCTTAATTGCGAAAACTGTTTTAAGAGTTTCATCTTTGCTTTTGAGCCAACCAGGAATGCTAATTTTACATAAATCAGCAATGCCAGTTACAGCAAACTCATCTGTAAAGTCAACATCAGTTGCATCAAACTCGCTGATGTGATAGCTGCTTATAACGCTGTTGGGAAGCCATTTTTCTGGACCCAGTGCATATTCGTATTTGTAGCTGAATCCATCTTTCTTCTTTTTGACGACCAATTGATACAAAGTAGCTTTTTTTGTCTTTTGAAGCTTCACTCCATATACATCATACGTTGTTTCAACACCATTATAGTATCTAGGATTTGGTGTTGTGGAACCGCAATTGCTATAGCCACAGTCCAGTGGATCATCTTCTGGATTTTCAGAATACAAATCAAACCCGTTGATGTGGTCGCAGAAAAATGAATCAAACATTGTAGTTAATTATGAATAAATAATGGTATGAACTTTCTTGAAATACTCCACATGTTTCTGGGACTTTTTTGCATTGCTGCAATTTTCATCGCTATAGCAAAAGCTTTGCCATAGTCCTGAGAATGCAGATATTATGGACATCTTACTTATAATTTTGGGAATTTTTGGCATTGCGTTGGGCTTGTACCTCATTGCAACAGCCAACCATCAATGATGTTGTTGCACCTGTTCATACAGTGCAATTAAATTTTTCATGTCAATGGTGTGATGATCAACTGCAAGTTTGTATCCATGTTGTTCAGAACCACCATCTGGTGCACCTCCAAGATAATCCGCTGGAGAGTATTCAATGCTGTTAGCATATGCTTTTTCTTTTTTCTTTTCACCCATTTCACTCTTGACAACCTTGATTGCATCGTTGATAACTGAATCAATAGTGCTTATTATTTCTCGATCACCGTGAAATAACCCTTTATCTATCATTTTTTCAGCAGGGTACAATACTCTTGGTTCACCCATTGCGTTTTTAAAATAAATGTCACCGGCTGAATGATATTTGGGATCTTTTAAAAACTCCATGGCCTTATCCAATGGCTGCTGCATAAACTGTTCTACATCATCTGGTGTAAAATTTTTATTGCTTGGAAATTTATCTAATAGTGTTTCTTGTACATAATCTGCAAATGTATCCCCATCTTTTGCAACATAACTCACAATTGCTTTTGCTAATTCATCATTTATTTTGATTGAACTCAATTGTTGATTTGCTTTTTGTGCAAATATTTTTGCGTTATCACTAGTGGTAATAGTCGAAAAAATATTATACCAATCATCATTTTTAAATCTGCCAATGTTGATTGTAGCACCTTTTAATCCGCTGCCAACAGATGAAAGTCTTTTTGCTGCAGGTAAAGCATGTATTGGTTTAGCAAATGAAGCTATCAATGTGCCAATCATTTTTTTGAGAATATTTCTGCGTGAATCCATCATGCATTTATTTATGTTAAAATTTGTTGGCTTTTAAATTTATAAATACCTCATTGCAACTGCCAGATGATCATATATCGAAGAACCCTTCAGCTTTAAGATATTTTTCAACTTTCATAAAGAAATTAATGTCTTGCAATGAGGGGTAATCCACATACTCTTTAGAAATATCACT